CATCTATCCCCTCACTCCTGCGGTTACGTCCCACAAGTGAAGCGGTTATCGTTTTACCAAAGAAAAAGCCACTTACTGCTGCACCTTGGTAGTTGTCTCCTGTTACGGAGCAAGATGCATGAGCAAATGGCTTTAAACACGTTGACAACTACGACAACGCTTTTAGTATATACGATTAAGCAGGTATTTCTACTTTCTCTTCAACTTTTTCTTCAACAGGTTCAAACCATTCAGGTTTAAGTAACATTAAAGATTTAATTCTTTGTGCAGGTACTTTGTTTTTCTTTTTCCACTTATAAGCAGCAACAACAGATAAACCTAGTATCTTTGCTACTTTATACATAGATCCTGCTCTCTTCTCTAACTCTTCAATACTGATATTGTCTATTTTCTTTGTCATCTATTTCTCCTAAAAGATTTACTATACCATATTACTAAACCAAGGTTATCTATTAGGGTTTACCCTATTAGGGTTTATTGTTTGAAAATAATACAACATACTATTGATTTAGTTAACCAATATAGTAAACTTCTTACATCAACAAGTAGTTGATTAACTTTTAAGGAGTCCACAAATGAGTAAGTTAAGAATAGATTATAGAGATCAGTATGTAGAGGTTTACTTTACTTATGACGCAGGTCAGGTAGGGTCAACAGATAGTTATGGTGCTAAGTATGAACCTGATTATTCAGAGTCAATTGATATTTATGAGGTTGTTTACCAAGGTGTAGACATTAGTCTAATCCTATCTGAGGAGGATATGTTGGAGATAGAGAATCTAGTTTGGGAAAAGATTAAGCAATCACAAAATGAATATGATGGGGAATAACATGGCATTAGTAGACGAATTAGATGCATATAAACAGGGTTTTGCAGACGGCAAGCAATTTGTACTTGACATGATTTCAGAATCAACCCAACACAAATTTGCAGATATAGCCCAATTAATAATCTGGATTAGACAACAACAGGAGTCCCAAAATGAAGTTAAATAATCGTAATGTTATAGACGTAGAAATAGATGGTGTTGATTCAAGAGATTACCCAGATTTCTGTGATTCATACTTTTGTTATGCAATCTGGGAAGACACAAAAGAAGAGTTAACTGACGAAGAGTTAATTAAACTAACACAAGAGTGTGGTGATGAACTCAATGAGATGGCTCACGAACATTACAGATAAGGACGAATTATGAAAACATTTAACCAATTCTTTGAAGATTTAGGACAAATGGTTAACAGGGGTTTAGCAAGAGCTACAGACCCTGAGACATCAAAAGAAGCTGCACAGTCAGTAGATCCTACAAAGCTAGAACAAATCGTTCTGGATACGATTAGGAGCTTTCCACAGGGGTGCATTAGTCAGGACGTAGAGCATATGTTGGCTGAGTACAGAGCAAGCTCTATTACACCTAGATATCGTCCTCTGATGAAGAAAGGTTTAATAGTGGATACAGGAGAGAAACGACCAGGTTTCTCAGGTCGTAATCAAAGGGTAATGAAGGCAGTATGAAAATTGAAACAGAAGGACCATATTCCTGGTCATTTAGAAAGAGATTAGTAAACTATTTTAAGGAGATCCAAAATGAAATTAAAGCAAGACTACGAAGATTTTATAGCTAAGAATTTGAAAGAATTCTACGGATTACATTATTGTAAACATTGTCTAGAAGTTCAGACAACCAATGAGGTTTGTTGTGGTCATAAGCACTTTATTGGATTTAGAGAATTTGATAGAGACACCCAACGTAAGATAGTATCAACAGAGTTTGATCGCTATGCGTGAGGAATGTGGCGAGGCAAAGAAATATTGTGGAATTAGGAGACACACAAAGTCTCTTAAGTCCGAAAATTTGTATCGCATTGTGTACAAAGGTATCATGAGATGTGACACTTGTGATACTGTTTATGAATATGAAGTAGTTAACCAACAAATAATTTATAAGATTAGGAATAAAACAAATGAACACATATCAGAAATTGAATCTAGCGAGGAGCAGGTTTCATCAGCAGAAACTGAAGAAGTCGGGGTTAAATAAGTTTGCAGGGTATCAGTACTTTGAGCTTGGAGATTTTCTTATCCCTGCTTTAAACATTTTTGATGAAGTAGGTTTGTGCGCCAATATATCTTTTGAAAAAGAATATGCAACCATGACAATAGTAAACATAGATGCTCCTGGTGAGCATACTATTGTCATTACCTCACCAATGGGAAGCGCTGCACTTAAGGGATGCCACGAAGTGCAAAACATTGGTGCAGTAGAAACCTATCAAAGAAGATATTTGTGGGTTGCTGCACTTGAGATTGTTGAGCATGATGTATTAGATGCTACAACTGGACAGACCCCCGTTAAACGTCAGACCCCCACCGATAGCGTTATAGAGCTTGATGAGGACTCTGAAAATAAATTGACAGACATTGCAATAGGTATTGAAGATATCGTCTCACAGGGCGATATAGTGGGTGCATACAAAGAGTATTTAAAAGTGACAGATGACGAAGAGAAAACATTTCTTTGGAAGAAGTTAACTAGTACAACAAGGTCGGCAATTAAGAAACATGGAGAATCTTTAAAATGAGTGAATACAAAGCATTTGACAACACAAACAAAGGTACATTGTTTAAAAACGACAATGCTAAAAAAGAAACAGATCCCGTATACAAGGGTCAGATTAATGTAAATGGTACAGAGTACTGGTTAAGTGCCTGGATTAAAGAAAGCAAAAAAGATAAAAAGAAATTCTTTAGCTTATCATTAACACCAAAGGATCGTGACATACAACAATCTACACGCAGAGAAATCCCAGATGAGGACGATACTGTACCCTTTTAACCAGTTTTGGGTAGGCATGGGGATTTTGATTGGACTCCTGCCTTGTGTCTACCCTCCCAGGAGAATAATATGTTTATAGATTCTTTAATATTTGCAGCACTCTGTATGATTGGAGGTGCAGTTTTTACGTTAATATCTTGGCTAGTTTTAATATTTCTTTGCGAATCATAGGGGGATCATAATTGCGCCAAGCAACTATCCTTGTAGATGAGAAAGGCTTGGTCCTGTACCGCACCCCCTGAAATTTTGATGCGGTATAGATCCTTTTAGCACCTGGCAGAGGGCAGGTTAATCTACTAACCCTCTATCTTTTTACCTGCTTTTAGGTCGGCTAATGTAAGACCATTGGTGAATTGGAAGTGAGCCTGTTCTTTGAACGATTTCCAATTTCCTGCCCATTCAAGCCCAATACTCTCTCCTATCTCTGCTACTTTTTTCCAAACTGGGTGAGATCCATCCCAGTCGGGTTTCCCAAAGACAAGCGGTACGACATCCAGAGCACAACGATAATTGTGAAAAGATTCACCACCTTTAGCATTAGTGACAATCTTTCCATCTTTAGTGCGTCCTTGAGCATAGAGTTCATTTTGCGACTCAATATCTCTATAAGTGCTTGTAACCAATAGATCAATATCATTTTGCTTACAGGTTTCAATAAAGGCTTCAGCTTTACTTTTAACCACAGGAAGTAGTTCATTTAAATCTCTAGAATTAATCATTTTTCCTCCAATGGTGATGATTTATGTAGCATTGCATCCTTGGCTTGTGAGCCTGCACTAGACCCAAAATAGAAACTCATGATAGCAGTCCAGGCTGTGCCAAGACTACCTAACATAAGTAGTAATGCATCTGATGTCTTGAATGTCTCCATCATCAATCCTACCAAGATACCAAAAAACCCTAATGTGACCATAATAGCCAAGGCTGGAGGAATAAATGAGTGAGTATTTGTTTGCATTTCCCTGGCTGACTTTCTGTCTTGGACTGCCAGTTGCTCGAAATCTAAACCCAATTCTTGTGCCTTTGCCTTGAGAGCTATCTCTGCCTGCTGAACACTTGCTATCTGATCAGCAGTGAGTTTGCCATCATCAAGCATCTTTTTGGCATCATCTTGAGATATACCCAAGACTTTTGAAATTGCTTCATAGGCTAGACCACCTAAAGGTCCTCCAATGGCTGTGGCAATAGTAGGTGCAATAGTTTTTAACCAATCCATATTAACTCCTAATTACAGTATCTTGGTAGATACCCAGTTTGCCTAAACATTTTGTAACACTCAACTTCTTTACCATCATTCATAAAGTTTTTTTTAAACTCTATATACCAACTTTCATCTTCTCTTCTGGTTAAATAGTCTTGCCTGATGTAAAACATTAAACCAAATATAGTTAACAGTATTGCAACGATTGACGTACCGATAGCAATTCTGTAATGCAAGACATCAAGTTGTTTTTGTCTGTCTCTAGAATCCTTGATATCCTTTTTTTTTGAGCAATATCAAACCTAGCTTTGTCTGCCAATAACTTACTACGCTCTGCCTGGAACTCATCCCACATAGCACCCAACTCTTTAGGTGTCTCATAGATTAAAGTTTGCCTGAGATCGTATTCTGCCTGTTGCAATTGCTTTTTAGCAAGTACATTCTCTAAGGCTTGAGTTTGGATAGATTTACCCTTGGGAGGGTTCTTTTCTCTTTCTTTTAATTCTTTATGGGCTTTTTCACTATGCTCAAAGAATGATCCCAACCCTTGAGATATCTCCTGCATAACCCCAAAAGCCTCTTTGCCTGTATTCTTAAACTCTTTGTACATAGCAACACCCTGCTTAACCGCAGAAAGTACTGCTAGACAAGCAGTAATCGGCTCCATTACTTTTTCCAGAACTGGATGAATGCAGTCAACGCAGTAAAGAACCCTACAACAATAATAATAGGCTTGGCTACATTGGATATCCATCCAAGCACTTTAAACGCACCCTGGACGTTATTAAACGCTTCTACCATACCTTTGGTATTGATATCAATGTCATCAACCTTGGCTTCTAAAGAAACCAACCTTTCGTATATTTGTTCGTGGGTTACGTTTTCCATTATTTTCCACCAGTTTGCTGAAGAAATGCCTGACGATATGGAGAACCTAATTTTCCATATTCTTTATATTGTTCAAGTTGTTTGTTGGTTAATTTACCTGATTCAACAGGAGTTGGTGTCGCACCAATTGGAAGCAATGATTCACCAAGATTTTGTTTTGCTTGACTTATTTCATAAGCATTTTTAGCATTTACAAATTCTGGCAATGCAACTAAAGCAGATAGCAACGCAGCACCTTTAACAGTTTTACTGCCTCCTGCTTTTTTGATTTCAGATAGTTGATCTTTCATTGATTTAGTCAAATTAATTTTTGGACCTTCAATGTTTTCTTTTCTAAAGATTTTAATTAAATCATTTTCATCTTTTGTTAAGCCACCACCTGTCATTTTTCCTTTTTCATCTACAGGATACGCAGGTGTTTTACCTAATATTTCTGTAACTTTTTTGTAAGCATCTTCACCATGCTCACCACCACCATAAAATGAAGTTAAGTAATTTTTCATACTCAATTCTGGCTTGGTTAATCCAGATGCTTCAAGTTCTGCAATTTTAGAACCTCTGGGTGCTCTAGGTTTAACGCTACCTTTAACTTCTTTTTTAATTTGCTCAACACCACCTTGTGTAGGATTTTCGGCAGGATTAGTTAAATTACCTGACTCTTTTGTCGTATTTGTTTCAGCAGGGAATGCTGCATTAGGTGTGGCACTAGCACTTGTAGCTTCAACTTGAGTTAACCCTTGTCCCGCAGGATTATGTAATGGTGATGTAACCTCTCCACTTACAACTGGATTAGGTTCAGTAGTAGCAATAGGAGATGTTGGATTGACAGGAGGTTGTGAATTAGTTTCTGCCTTCAACACTTGTTGAGCAGGTGAAACAGGAGCAGGTTGAGCGTTAGGAGTTACTCCACTTGTGGCAAAGTTAGCCATCTCTTCAGGAGTTGACGTAGTTGCCACAGGTGTTGGAGCTTGTGCATTAGGTAAAGTAACAGGTGCAGTTGATGCAGGAGGTGCAACATTAGTTGCAGGAACAGTTGGAGCAACCCCTGCTTTAGATTGCAATTGTTGTGTTTGCAATTGCTCTCTAGTTAATTGTTCATTTTGTTTTGCAAGTTCAATTCGCCTTAATTCTGCTTGATGCTCTAAGGCTTCTTTGTTTTTTGCTTGCTCTAACGCACTTTGTTTTTCTTTAAAAATTAAATCGTCTTGTTGTACTTTAACTGATGCAGATGGTTCTAAAGCATTTATTGCTTTTTGTTTTGCAACATCAGTAAGATAATCAATCCCTGCTTTGGCTCCATAATAAGCAACAGGCAACACGGCAGCGGTTGCAGCAACACCAGGATGCTCTTTTATAGTTCCAACCAATTCATCAATCATATCGTGTTCTTTTTGAACAGAACCAAATTCTTTAGCTTTATTTGTATGATACTGAGCAAGAAAAGATTTATGCTCAGGAGTTTCAAATTGACTAATATGGTTAATTACTTCAGCTTCAGGAATACCCTGTGAAATAGCTTGATCATATAAATCTTGAACTGTTTGTTTGTTTGGTTCGGCCATTATTGCCTCTTATTTGGAGAACCGAATAATCGGATTAGTTTTTCTTGATTTGTTTCTTTTGTTGTTTCTTTTGTTTCTGATTTTGTTTCAGTCTTGCTTGTTGGCACTTTTGCGCTAATAGCTGGAGGAGGCGCAACAGGAGTTCCATTAACTTGATTTACTATTTCTTTTGGAATTTGTTGTTTATTTAAATTTTCAAGTTCAGATGCGTGTTCTTTTAAAAATCTTTCAATATTTAAAGTTCTATTAGCCCTTAATCCTCTAGCCATTGTTCCTGTAGCAAATTCAGCTTCAACAGATCCAATATCAGGAGCACGATTACCTAAAGTAGCTAAAGCCTTTCTAACGTGTTCAGCATATGCTTTTGCCAATTTGCCTTCAGCTTCTGTATATTCTCCATTTGTATATGCAAGACTAAAACTGTCGGTTACATTGTGATCAACATTTGGTGCAGTTACTGCCCCAGGAATGCCACCAACTTCTTTTAATTTATTAGATAATTCTGCTGCTTGTTTTTTTAATCCAATCAATCTAGTAATATCATCAATATTTTCAATTTTCTTTTGCGAAGCCAATAATTGAGCTTCATTCATTAAATTTTGAGCATTAGAAGTTATTTTGTCAGTTGTTGAATTTTGTTCAGCAAGTTTATTAACAACATCATTAATTTCTTCATTAGATGCTTTTTCACCTTTTGAATTTAAAATTCCTTGATTTTTAGTAAAAACTAAAGGACCATTAATTCCTTGAATTTTAGATAAAGTATTATTTGCTTCTTTAGATTCAACTTGACCAGTAGCTATTTTATTTACTGTATCTTTTGCCAAACTTCTTTGTTGATTTCTATCATTTGTTAATGTATTAACTCTGGCTAAAAAAGCTCTAGTTTCTGGATTAACAGAATATGGAACTAATCTACCTGCTAATTCTTTTATTTGTGAACCTGCATCAATTAAAGAATCTGCGGTACTAGCAGCAACAGAAGATTTCTTTAAAACATTAGACCAATCATTTGCCATTGCAGTTTGTATGGCAGTTGCAGATAAACCTTTTGCCTTGTATGCCGCAGCTCTTTCGGCAGAAATATCTCGCACAGAAGAAACAGGACCCAACTTAGCAAGTTCTTCTGGACTTATTCTTTCTCCATTTGCCCATTCATATCTACGGACATCACCTCTTCCGTTATAAACAGTAACAACTGGTATTCCTTCTCCGTTTCTTCCTATTTCTCTTCTGTCTGAACCACCAGTAAATGCCTTAACCAAATCTCCAAAATTTTGAGATCCTAAAGCCTCATCCAATCTAAACTCATGCGAACCTGCATAATCTTCATTATTTTTTGGGCCAGTATATGCTTTTAAATATTCAGCAGCTTTTAATTTTGTATCTGGATTTGCATTTGGAGAAAATGAATCTCTAATTGCAGTTATTGGTTCTTTATGTAATTCATAATGCTCTTTTTCTGAAAGATCATTTACTGCTTTTAAAGCGGCAGGAGTATTCCAATCAGAATTTGCACTTTGCACATCTGGATTGTTGACTTGTGATTGAGTAATTGAAGATACAGTCATTTCTTATCCTAGTAATTTGTTTCATCTGCCTTGGCAGCGTTTAACAATGGATTAGAACCAAAAGATGAACCTGGCATACCCAATTGCATTTGTGAATATGAACCTAATGATGGAGAAGATGGAGAAGGAGAAGTTGGTTTATTAACCAATGAATAATCTACATCAAAAGAAGTATCAACTTTTCCAGGAGGCGGTATTGCGCTTTTGGTTGGCAATTTTGGTATTATTTCTTGCGAAGATCCAAATGGCTTATCTTTGCTATATCCTGCATATTGTTGCCAATTGCCGTAGCCTTGACCATAACCTTGTTGGCTTATTTGAGGAATTGCGGGAAGAAAATTCATGCGAACTCTCTTTCTTTAATTTTTTGATTTATTTGATCAATTTGTAACTGTTGTTGTTGAACTGCTATTGTTAAAACAGCAGTTAATTTTGAATAATCAATTTTTAATATTTCATTTTCTGTATAAACTATTTCAGGAATTATTTTTTGCATTTCTTGTGCAGAAAATCCTATTTCTTTTTTATCACCAAGAATTTCTTTGTTTTTCCAAAACCATGAAATTGGATTAATTTTTAATATTTCATTCAAACCATAATTTAAATTATTTATTATGGTTTTTAATCTAATATCACTAAAACTTAAGCCTCCACCTTTTGAAGACCCAGATTGAGTTTGGCCTTGAGTACCTGCATAGTTTGGAGTTTGTTGAGGAGCACCAAATAACAAACTTGCATATTGACCATAGTTACTCAATGGTGCAGAAGCATATCCAACAGTAGATCCAATAGTTCCAGGTGCTGCGCCTACATTTGTAGTTCCTGCTCCAGTTAATGCTCCATAACCAGATATACCTTGTCCTTGTGCGGTATTTCCTGCATTCAATAAGTTTCCGTAATTTTGACCTGCTTGACCTTGTGCGGTATTACCTGCATTTAACAAGTTGCCATAGTTTTGTCCTGCTTGTCCTGCAAGTGATGTTCCTGTTTGTAGCAAGTTTCCATAATTTGATCCTGCTTGATTCAAACCTTGTAAACCACCAGTTAACAATGAATTTGCAGCTTGTGCTTGTTGTTGTTGGATTCCTGCTTGTGTTTGTGCCGCAAGTGATCCAAGAGTTTGTGTATTGATGTTTTGCGTTTGTTGAGCGGCCAAAGCATCTCTAGCAGATCCCAATTGACCTGCACCTGCAAATCCTGCTTCTTGTGCTACGTTAGCCCTTTGCGCTGCCTGTTCAGCAGGAGTTAATACACCCGCTATTTGAGATTGCTCATATTGCGGATTAAACAAATTACTTAATGCAGATGATCCAAGATTTGCATTTTGCAAACCCTGTGCGCCTTGTGCATTAGCAAGTTGCATAGCGTTAGATGCGCCACCACCTATTAAACCTAAACCTTGCGCTCCTTGCGCCCCTGCTAAACCACTTGCCCCACCTGCGCCTTGACCTAGTAAAGCATTGCCTTGATTAGCTTGGGTTCCTGCAAGACCTGAAGCACCTGCTCCACCCTTGCCAACCATTGCTTGACCTTGGCCAGTTGCTTGATTAGAAGCGTTTTGAAGACCTTGTGTGCCTCCAATTAAAGCATTAGCACCTACGTTAC